GAAGCACACGAAACATGGCACAGTAATTGTTGGGGCCGTCGCTATTTACAATGAAGGAGTGTAGTAATGACAAATCAATACAAGGTCAAGATTTACAGCAATCAAGAGATTCGCGAAATCATCAAAACCGAAGTGCAAGAGCTGGTGGCACGCGGACGTGGCTACGATGAAATCAAGGCGGCAGCAGGGCAGGATTCGTGGGTGTGTGTGTTGGCTGGCCAAATCAAGGCACGCGCACATGATCTGCCACGCGCGTTGGAAGGTGGCGACTACCACACACAGAATTGGGGCCGCCTTGCCACTATCGAGGAAAGTACATTGCAGGTAGGTGACGTAATCCAGATTCAAGGCAAACCATACGAAGTGATTGCTAACGAATCAACCCATGGTGATGCACACGTGCCAAGCCACACGTGGTTTGTTGCAATGAAGGTGAAAGCATAATGCCAAAGTTTATGATTTGCATCGATGGCAAGATTTACGAGATTTACGCACAAGGCCGTGCCAAGGCCGTGCAGGCTGCCATCAATGAACACTATGGCGAATTGTTGGAAGCAACAGTATTATTTGCACGCTATATGACTGGTGCAGTGGTGTACCAGGTGACCACGAGCCGCGGCCAAATTGACGCAATTGTGAAGCAATAAGGAGTATAGCAATGAACGCACAGCAAGAATACGAATTCGCACTACTATCACTGTGGTACGAACGCGCGCAACGTCGTGGCGATCAGGTTGGCATGGCGAGCTATGGGCGCAAGCTCATGGCACTGCTCATGGCTGCATATCCGTGGTACTACAAGGCATTGCCAGAAACGGTAAAAGGTGAATAACATGAGTGATATTAACAAAACGCTGGTACGAGATTTGTACACCATTAATGCTAATCACTTTGCACGGTATGGCATGAATGAGGTGGCAGTAAGTGCAGACCATAAGCACGACCACCTGAAGGTGGTGATATCTGGCCACAAACCACAGCTGGCAATGGTCAATGATGCGCTAGGCATTGTGCTAACACGCATTGCAGAGCTGGAGCGGCTGGCGGCTGATTTGAAGATGATTATGGAATCAATGGAGGGCAAGCAATGAGTGAAGTAACGCGGATGCATTTCGAGCGCGAAGTGGTAGGCACGCCAGAAAACTGCAAACGTGTGTTTGTGGCAATGGTTGTGCACGAAGGTGAGATGGTTGGCATTACGTTGTGGCAGGATGGTGCCTGGTGGTGCATGACTGAAGAAGCACGTGGTAGGGTTTATAGCAGCACATGGGGCAATGCACAGCACATCATGCAGGAATTGTCATTGTACGGACTGCAGCCAATCATTGATCATATTGATTTCAATGCGAGTAATTTCAATGTCGGATAAGAAGCGGATGATCATGTTAAGGCTGCCAGCAGTGCTGGTTGATAGCATCGATGCACTGGCAGAAGACAAGGGGTTAACACGTACCAGCATGGTAATCATGCTGCTAACGTCACCAATATTGAAAGCACTGAATGAGAAACGGAAGGAAGCACAGCGCAATGCCAGAAAATCTAAAACTGATGGCACACGGCCGTAATGGCAAGTTTGTATGGTTTGTCTATCGCGAAATGAACAAGTGGTTGGTGGAAGCAGTGGCAGGCAATACGGCCAAATCATTCACCACCAGCACAGAGCAGGAAGCAATGGCACTCATTGGGGAGTTACGCGCGGATTACGAAGCAGGCAATTTCTAGGCACAACACGGCCTGCAGTGGAACAACACACTGCAGGCCTAAAGCGAACAGCACAGGTATTCGCAAAGTAATTATACAAGATAGGAATAGCACAGGCATGGCCACTTCATATAATCAATTTTTGATCATGACAAATGCACAATGGCAAGAAGCACTGCCACTGGTGCATAGTGAAAACGGCACCATGGGTGCGTTGGTGAATTATCTGAAGACACGGGCAATTATTGAAAGCGCATACCCAATGATTATTGGCACTGTATGCGTGGTGCGCGTAACGGGTTTCATGGCTGGTGGCGTGGCATGGCATTCTACTGCAGGCACTGCTGATGGTGCATTTTATCGCTGCCAATATCCAGAAAATACCGTGTTCAGTGACAGCCAGGGAGAGTGGCGAATCTATCGAAATACCATGCAGTATGGTGATGGCGTGTCACTAGATAAACATCAGTACGTGGCGCGGCTGGAAAAAATCAACCATGAATGAACAATTTGAAATGGTTGGCAGGTTTGAATTTGGATTGTGCACCATGTGGATTTATAGCAATGGCCCTATGGTGCAAATACTAACCATTAGCAATGGCACATCATCATACGTTACAGTAAGCACCGTGGCAGTGGCATTGAAACTGGTAAACAAGGCATTACGTCAGGAATTGAAACGACAGGAAAAGCTGAACCATGACTAATCATTACAGCACAGATCAGGAATTGTTGGCAGTATCGATGCGTGACTATTTTGAGATTGATTCTGAAATTACGGCACTCGAAGCAACGCAAAAAGATATTCGCAAGAACATTGAAACACTGACCATTGCCATGGGTGGCAATGTCAAGCTGGCACACGTTGGTAGCGCGATGGTCACAGAGCCTAGCACCAGCCACAGCTACGATACCAAAAGCATTGATGCGTTACTGTATGAGCTGATCGAGAATGGTGAATTAAGCACTGCCAAGAGAATCATGGAGTGCAAAAAAGAAACCACGCGCGCTGGTGGTTTACGAATCACGAAGGCAAAATAGCATGCCAGTGTATGTAGTGGCTGCTGGTGTGGTGGTCACCATTACCGTAATGTGGGTACTGATTCATGTGGCATTTTATGGCACGAAACGCGATTTAGTTATTTTGTTTGCAGTGGCATGGGTTATTGTTTTTATTTTGTATATGGTGAGTATATGAACACAATACTTGTTGGGTTGGCAATCACTGCCATGATTATGGGAGCAGCAGTGACCATTGTGCAGTGCATGGTGTGGTACGAAAAGAAAATTGCAAGCTGGCATCATGAGATGATGGAGTATGAGTTCGCAAAAGGTTGGGATGCGGCTATTGAATATATGAAGCGCAAGTAATTGCAATCTGGCAACACACAAGTAATTCTTGTGTGTTGCCAGTCAAGAAGGCAGCAATGAAATACTTTGAATCAAAAGACGGATATAGATATTATTCGCAATGGGTTGGTGATCATTACATTGTAGTTATGCCATTTGATGACCATGGTTTTATTCGCCTATCGGAGTTTGGCAAGCTGATTGTAGATATTCGCACTACTGCGACTATGGATGTGGTGGCCATGAATATCTGCAATTATGTGGCAGATTATCGAAACAATGACCGTGATTTGACAGATGCACAGTGGCACCAGATTGCACATGCTGGCATCAAAGATGCGCCTGCGGTGCAAAAGGTTGTGTAGGCTACATTGTTTTAGTGTATAATTGTTATACGTTAGGAGGTGATGAAACATTAAAACCCGTCTTATGGCTATTCGCATCGATGACCAAATTTACCTGGCACTGCTGATGGTAATAGCAGACAAGATCAGGCACGGCACACACACCACATTGTCTGATGTGGTACGCAACGCAATCACAATGTATCTAGAGCATGAAAGAAACGAGAAACACAATGAGCTGGCAAGATGACGCGCAGGGAATGGACTGGAAGACGCAAGAAGACAAGGACCAAATGCCCCGCATTCGTTGGGCACATGGTCGCAAAGTGGGCAAGGTCGCGGAGCATGGCCGGTGGTATGCCAAGGCTGATGGCATGCAGACCGCGCCAGATGGCTGGCAGCAATCTGATTTGTATGATGATGGCGGATGGGAATCCAAATCAATGATGTGGGTGCCACTCATCAAACGCAGTCAAGCGTTCAGCGTTGACGACACGGGTATGTACACATGGCATGACCACTGGCAGAAGGGTTTGAAACTGTACACTGAAGTGGTCTGTTTGCTTAAAGGATTTCAAGAGCCTGTGATATTTGCGTGCAAGGGCTGGACCGCGGGCCGTGTGGTAGGTGCTAAGAATAGTGTTATTTCGGAGCACACCGAATTTGTGCACAAGGAAGCAAACAAGACAGCCAAGGCCCCATTACCACCATGGGCGTTTTGGATTCCTGTTGGTGGCGCATATGACCACAGGGGCAATCCTGTATTTGTCGAAGTGGGTGCAGGCCAGCAGAAAACTGTGCTGCATGACATTGTGCTGGAAGGCATCAAACAACCTGCTGATCGAGAAACACTAACTAAGCTGTATGTAGGCAAAGAGCTGATGCAGTACGGCCTGCATATTCGCAATGGGTTGGTAGAGGATGGCTGGCATACGAAACGACGTGGTAACGTGGCAGCAGAACAACCTGCCACCAATACACCACAACCACTTGATGATGATTCGCTAGCATTTTAGTATTTAGAAATCTCATGCTAGACTGCATACACTCTTGTATGCAGTCTATTTTTTATCAGTAGGATTTTATGAGCACAGCACAAAAGGTACTACAGGCACTCAATTTATTACCCAAAGAATCAGGCCAGTACAGATGCAATTCACCATTTCGGAGTGGCAGTGATAGCAATGCATTTTCACTCATCATTGATGATGATGAGCATGGCGCGTGGCAAGATTTCGCATCGAATCAAAAAGGAACACTATACCAGCTAGCAGATTTTCTTGGCATCGATACGGCCAAAGAAATCACCACCAGCAAACGTGCATACCGCGATCACCACGATTACGCCACACAGAAGGGCGTAGAATGGTCAGTATTTGAAAAAGCGGGCTGGACTACCACAAAGAAAAATAGACGGCCTGCAATGGCAATTAGCACAGACAATGGCACACGCTACAGGTTTCTGGATTATCAGGATTCACATACCTACATTTCAGAAACCGGTTTCAAATCATGCTGGTACAAACTACGCGAGGCCGTGCAAATGGCACGTGCAAACAATTTGCCACTGGTGTACACCAATGGCGAAGCGTCGGTGGTGGTAGCACAGCACTATGGCATACCTGCAGTGACCATGGCAGGTGGTGGCGAACGCGCGATACCTGCATCACTGCTGGATGAATTGCAGGGCTGGTGGTCGAGTGGCCAAATCATCATTGCGTTGGATTGCGACAATACCGGCCGCAATGCCACCAATGATTTGCTGACACAATTCAAATCTGCACAGATGAGTGCATACGGCATCGATATGCGATTAGGCAAGGGCGGTGATCTGGCAGACTATTGCAATCTGTACCAAACCACTACCATGCAGGAGCTGGCAGCACTGCCAGCCATGACAGGGCCACTAAACAAGACTGAATATGTAGTGAAGCGTGACATAATCAGTGCACGTGATTTGGATGCAAAACGCTTCCAGGCCTTGCAAATGATTGTCGAGGAATTCGGGCCAGAAGGGTGTATTCTGTTTGCAGGGAAGCCAAAAGCACGCAAATCATGGCTATCGACGGGTATGTGTCTGCAGGTGGCATACGGCCGTAGTGCACTAGGCAAGTACGCCACGAAGCAGGGCAGTGTGTTGTACATGGATTTGGAATCAAATCAACGTCGTATGCAGTCACGCTTGCGCCAGATGCAAACCAATGATGAGCCATTGCCAGAAAATTTATTTATCGTCAATGAGTGGAGTAAAGGAGAGGAAGCAGTAAAAGAGCTAGATGAGTGGCTAACGCACAAACAGGATTGTGTGCTGGTCGTGATTGATATTCTTGAAAACATTCGCGCGCCACGCCAAAAGAACGCAAACCCATACACCGAAGACTATGATGCAGTGAAGCCACTCAATGTATTGGCAGAAAAACATCACTGCCTAATTCTCGTAATCCATCACACACGCAAATCAAAAGCAGAAGATGCGTTTGATGAAATATCAGGCACTACAGGGTTGGTTGGTGGCGTGTCTGGCATGTGGATATTGTCACGGATCAGCGGTGATGATGACAAATCACAGCAGGCTGAATTTCTGGTGCGTGGTCGCGATATTGATGCAGACGATAAACGCACATTGAAGTGGAATGACGAAACATCGATGCACGAGGTTATCGGAGATACTGAATCTTTCCTACTATCACCAGAACGCCGCGATATATTGAAGCTACTAGAAAACGGATTGCACTACAGGCCACAGGATATTGCAGACGCAATAGGCAAGAGCCGCCAGAACACGCACAAGATGCTTACACGACTGAAGGCGGCTGGCATGGTCAAACAAGATAGCGTAGGCAAGTATTTTTGTGTCAAGAACAAAACAATCCCTGTTGGCTATGATGACACACCACCAGCAATCGATGCAGTGCCAGTAGTGGCACCACAGGAACCATTGCCTACCACCAGCATGCTAACTATGCTACCTGAACACAAACTCGCACAGATGCGTGTATTAGCCAAAAGCGATGCGCAAGAAGATCACTATGCATTGGCCAAAATACTCAATGCTATTGGCATCATTGGCGATATGCAAAAACGGGTGGTAGGCGAACTATGCAATTAGGTGGTTTACACGGGTTTACACGGTTTACAGTGGTTTACACGGTTTACATGGTTTACATATGTAAACCGTGTAAACCAGGGTGGATTTAGGGTGGTTTACGCAGTTTATGGCATCCTGATGCGCTAATCGTGGAATGTGTAAACCAGTAAACCACTATTTCTAGAAACTGATAAAAAAAGGAACAACAATGAACAAGTTACGTTTGAACAGTGAGTGCATTGGGTGTGGCGACCAATTTACGCCCAATGATGATGGTGTGCCACTATGTGGGTTTTGTCGCAACAATGTACCTGCAGTGCGTGCCAGACTCAAAACCATGCTGGCAGTGAACAATGCGGCCCTGGTCGATGCTATCAACCGGTTTAGTGAGAAAGACACTGCCAGATGGGATGCAATCTATCAAATGAAAATCAACCTGCCACGTGGTGCCAGTACAAAAGAAGATTTGGCCACAATGCGCACAGCCCACAGTGATTTTGCGTTGCGTATTGCAGCCACCAAACGCAAGAATGACGCTGTGTCGGCAGCACTCCAATTGCAGGACACGTGCAAGGCACTCCAAGACAAGATTACTTCACTAGACACACTGGAGCACTTATCATGAGTAACGTAAGTAAGATTCACGATATGGAACCAGATTTTGTATTTGGCTTGGTACGCCAGCACGGCATACGTGGCACGTGCAAAATACTACAGGTTGGCACACATGCACTGCAACGGTTTCTGAAGTTGCACAATTTCGACAACACGCCACCATGGACCAAAAAACATGTACTGCAGCACTACATTGCCAATGGATTTAGTGCGCCAGAGATAGCAGCAGAATTAGGATGCGTGTCAGATACCGTGTATACGTGGCTGCACAAATTTGATTTGATTTTGAACTATAAACCATGGACTGCACAAGAGGAAAAGTATTTGCTATTCATGGCGTTTCAGGAGCCATGGCCAGTGATTGCAGAAAAACTTGGCAGAACCATTGCGGCCGTACAGATTCGTACAAAGAAGTTAGGTATTCGATCATCAGCAATGATTGGCTATTGTGTCGAAGATATCGCCAATGATACTCATATGACACGCGAGCAGGTGCGCGTTTGGTACCAACAATTAGGCCTTAAATCATCACTGGTACAAAGCACACGCAATGTAACTGTGAACCCTGTAGATTTCTATGAGTGGTTAATAGCAGGCAATATATTCCGTATCGAGGATATAAGCAAGTGTGCACATTGGCTGAAGGAGATACACGCCAATGCCATGCAGGAATATATATCAAACAAAGAAATCAATTTTTATGCGCCAAAAGTAATGGATTATGCAGCGCGTCAGCCATGGCCAAACCGTGTAGTGCCACATCCTATAATTCACATTCAACGCAATGGCATTGGCAATTTGTACAATCGTGATGCAGTGCGCGAGTGGCTGAAGTACTACAGGTATGTACTACCACGCAAAATTACGCCACAAATGCCAAACTACTTATGGTGGCGCGATTTTGTCAGCGAATGGGATCATCACTATATATACCGTAATGAGGTAGTGCATATGATTGGTGACTATGACAGTAAATTAGGTCACTTGCAAAAGGCATATGGCTTTCCAAAATCTACCTGCAGCATACATGGCTATTTTGTGCGTAGTGAAATTGCCAGCTGGTGCAGAACCACTGGCATGTATACAGAATGGCTAAAGCAATTATGAGGAACGCAAAGACAGACCACAATCAAAACGAGATTGTGCAGGCATTGCGCCAGATTGGGGCCACGGTAGTACTGCTGCACAAAGTAGGCAGTGGGGTACCTGATTTGCTGGTAGGGTTTCGTGGCGTCACACACTTGATGGAAGTGAAGCAGGCAAAAGGCAAACCCAACGTAAGGCAAGAGCAGTGGTATAGAGAATGGAACGGCCGCGCGCCAGTGGTAGTAAAAACGATTGATGATGCAATCAATGCAGTGATAAGTAATTGACAATGTATATCATATTGATATATGATATGCATGGCGTTGAATGATAGGAGTAGACAATATGGAACTAGTAAAGCAAATTCGTGTGTTGGCAGTGTTACTGGGAATTGCGGCAATCCTCATGGCGTGGCTGGATCAATACTTTATTTCGGGATGCATGACCATACTTGCATTGCAGTTTGTTATGTGGGTATGGCACCAGCAGAAGGGTGGCAAGTGATGCGTACAGGACACTGTTACATATTTGGGTTGGCTAGTTTACTGAATACAATATTTTTTACATTTGTGGGATTGGAATATAAAAACACTTATGTAAGTATTGGCTGCATAGTGATTATTGCAGTGTTTCTTGGAATATTCATTGCTGGTGTTGGTGAGGAAATACATACTAATCCACCAATTGACAACACATACACCAAAACCGTGCTGGGGCATGATTTTCTATTTGCCAAGTTTCGATGGTTTGGCGTTGATGTAATTCGCGTGTATAGCGTGTACAGCAATAAGTATTTTTACACTACACAATCAGACGTGCACGGCATTGCTGAATGGATAAAGAGGAACCCATGAGTAATATTGCATGGATGCTATACGATATGGCGCATAAGGAATGGATGAAGCAACGCGATATCAACCGCGATAGCGATGTATGCAAGGCAGCGCATGATTTGATGGTGGCTGCAGAAGTGGCATATAGCATGACATTGCGATTGCACCACACAAAAAAGAAGGGTGGCAAGTAGTGTGCCAGTATTGTGCCATCGAGGAGTGGCCAGCAGAAGTGGTTGATGCATTCAACGAAGCAGTCAACCACTGGCAATTTGAAAACCGTGAAACCATCAAGGGCTGTTTGTTTTATGGTGCAGGGTATTACATTTGGAGTTGCAATCACTTTGATGATCAGGCAATTCAATGGATGACTGAAAACGTCATTACACGTGCCGAAACCGCAATGGAGCTGGGTGCAGTTATCTATGCACTAGTGTTGTTGAAGCGAATACCAGAAAAGATTCGCGAACCATACACTGTTGATGAGCATTTAAGCCACGATGATGAAGGCTGGGAATTAACGCCAAAAGGGCCAATGAAAGCAATACCAAGAGGATAAAAGGGTGGCAAATGATGAATATCCACGACCTATTCATTGCAAAGACTGAACAGCAGCTACGTGACATTATCGAAAGCAATGATGGCTTTCTAAAATTGCATTCCGCAATGCATTTTCAATCATTTAATGAATTTATTGTTAATGTAGACAGTGATTCACGTATTTTAAAACCAGGCAAGGTAGAGCCAGCAACAGTTATCTATGTTGCAACATTGCCAACGCAATCATTACAGATTACCTGCACAACAAACGGAATTTCACTATTTGTAAACAGGATAGAGGAAATGTTGTGATTCAATTACTTCTATACCTTGCCTGTAGTTTGGGTACCTGCCACGTGGCACCACTCATGGTGACGCCAGAAGCAGTAGCCATTGCCACGTGTGAGAGTGGCGACACAGTGACGTTTGGTAGCTATGCATTGCACGCCAGGAGTGCCACAAATGATGGTGGCATCTGGCAGTTTAATGACGCCACGTATCTGTGGCTGAATGGGTATGATCATGCAGAGCTGGACACGCCACGCAATCAATACGACACGTTTGTATACCTATGGAATGATGGCCGTGGCTGGCGGCATTGGGCAAGTAGCAAACCATGCTGGGATAAGTGGCTGATGATTAATGCAGATGATAAGGCGGTGATGAGATGACAATGATTGATAAATTGCAAAGTGGGGCGGTATTTATTGGCACTTCTGAAGTACTTGATGAAGCGCAAATTCTTGTAATGCTAAAAAGCCGGCCGTTTGGCGACCAAATGATAATCGAGGCAACAGTAGGCGTAAAGCCAGACCGCGAACGCCGCATTGATTGGCGAGTGTCAATGCTGTTTGATACACCGTCTTATATCTATGCAGTGGATAAGGAAGGCATGGCGCACACGGTAATGCAGTCGCTGTATCGTGATATGGTTGAGCAAATTAAGGTTCGCATGAATGCGATATATATTCGTCTTTTCGAGGAAGCGTGGAAGGGATTGCAAGAGATGCCAACCGAAAAAGAGATTTTACAGTTACGTGAGTGGACAGCAAAGGAAGAGCGGTGATGAGATGAATAGAACCATTCGCATCTTTGGCGAAGACGTAACATTCGCTGGCGACGACACTGCCGGCACTGCGGTGATACGCTACAAAAACCGTGACGTGGTTTTGCAGTTTATTGATGGCGATATAGATTACGTCGTGTTCATCAACGGTAAACGGTTTAAGCAAGAGGCCAGCACAATCACCTTTGAATTTCTGTTGCCTCAGCTTATCGACGAAGTGATCGGCGTCGCCCTCGGCGTCAATTTCTGTGTCAAGCGAAGTGAAAATTTCTGGCATTACTATGCAGAGATTGAGCACCCATGGCAGATAGAGTCTGACGCATATCCCAACACCGCCACCCCGTCGTATGCGCATTGGAAGCGCTGGGTAATTGCATCGATAGAGAAGAAAGGAAGGCAACGATGAGCGTCAGAAAAATTCGACGGTTTAACGACGATGGCCACGTTGTATGGATGACAGTCCAAGAAAAGTACGACATGTTGCACAAAGGGGATGTAAATACACAGGACGCATTTATTCGACGGTTTAACGACGATGGGCACGTTGTATGGGTAGAAAATCCAAATTACAACGACTCAAAAAGGAGTGATAATGAATCCACTAATTAGCAAGTTTTTACAAGGCCATGCAGGAATACCATTTCGCACATTGACTATACCCAAATGGGAATTCACCACAGCATATGCACCACACATCTGTGCAGATTGGGAAATTAATGCATACCAATTTGGATTCCACAATACCTACATTGCGCAACTTGAATTGCACTGTGGATTACTCAAAATGCCATGGGGTACACATCGCATTATTGCCGTTTTGCCACTGGTAGATGGCGATGACAGATATATAGGTTATTCAATGCGCGATGCATTATATAGGATTGAGTTACTGTGGGCAACTGTAAAAGCCTTACCTATTGAACTGATGATGCGCAACCCTCACATTGAAATTGAAGTAGACAACCTAAGTCTATTTATGGATTTATGGGAAATGTACGATTCAAACACAATGAACACAGAAGGGCAGAAACGACAATGAATGAATTTATATTCGAGCCACACGAAGAAAAACCCGAAACATACCGTATGTATATATTTCGCCAAGAAGTAGTATTTACCAAACATGGCGATGTGTGGAATGGTAAATTGTCATTCAATGGCAAAGAGCATTTGCTGTCATGGTCAGTGAACCCTTCACAAATGTATATCGATGGCGTGCAGGTGACACATGGCGATTCACCATTATCTGTTTTTTATTATTTCATGCTGCACTTATCCAGACTGCACAAACTCACTGCATGGCAGCAGTATGACAATGGATTTGAAGGGTTTGAAACATACGACACTGAACACCTCATATATAGCGTGGCCGGCCTTGATTTCTATGCAGAAACATCAATAGATGATACCTGCTGGCGATACGTCACAAATGGTGATGATCGCTGCTGGCATATGTCACGTTGGTTTAATGGCATGGAGTATAAACCATGCCTGCATCATTTTCGGCATTGGGTTAACTCGACAATTCAGTATAAAGAAGATAGCGATAGCAATATATGAGAGTAATAACCCGCCATCGTGTGCCATTTTATGACAGATGCGTGCATGTGCCATACAGGGTAAAGTATTGGCTATGTGCCACATGGCGGCATGAGCGTGGCATACGATTTCGGTACAGACAAAAGCCTGATGGAGTTATGACGCCAATTGAACAAAAAGGGAATTGGTTACGACGCCACTACAAAGTAAAGGTAACGCAATGGGTAATACACTCGAAATCATTGGACAGCCAGTAGAGTTTGAATTAATTGATGAGGAAAAGGGCATATACAGTGCCGTGGAAATCATCAAAGACAAAATCTACTACTTGAGCTACCAGACCATGCCGTATACATGCACCATCAATGGCGTAAAAAAATTGTATTCGTATAATAATCCTGAATGGAATTTCAATGAAGATTTACGCAAAATAGTAGGCTTGACGGCTTGGGAATTTGTGCAGCGTGGTTACTGGCCATACTTTGAAAAACAAGTAAATGAAGTGGCTGATTTATCCTATGGCACATTTGAGGCAGTAGGCAAAGAGTATGCCGTAAACTTTGCTATCGATCGCAGCTGCTGGCGTTACATCTACGACTGGAAAGGCAAATATGATGATGATGAGGATAATTATCATTTTGGCGAAAGTGATGATGGCGAAGAAGGGGATTCATATTTTGAAAATTGCCCATGGTTTGACCCGCGTCAAATTCCATCACTGGCACATTTTCATTGCTGGATTACATCGACAATAAAAAAGGTTGAACCCAAATGAATACTGCCACCATCATTGCCACGACACAGGCACCAGGCATGACGTTTGAACAATTCATTGTGTATTGTGCCAGGGTTAGCAATCCTGCCAATCAGCACAACCACGACACGGCACCGCGTCTTATGCGTTACCTGATGAAACACAGGCACTGGTCACCATTTGAGATGGCCAGCATCACAATGGAAATTACCACCACGCGCGATATTGCACGCCAGATATTACGGCATCGCTCATTCTCATTTCAGGAGTATAGTCAACGGTATGCAGATCCAACACAGGCACTCGGATTTACCAACCGTGCTGCACGATTGCAGGACACAAGGAACCGACAAAACAGTGTGGCCACAGATGATAAATACATCACGACGGAGTGGACCATAATGCAGGCTCAAATGGCCAGCATGGCGCAAGCGATGTATGAAAAGGCAATTAGCCTTGGCATTGCCAAAGAGCAGGCACGCGCACTACTGCCAGAAGGGTTGACGGTATCGAGATTGTACATGGCTGGCACCTTGCGGTCATGGTTTCATTACTGCAAAGTGCGTATGGCGAAGGGCACGCAATTAGAGCATCAAATGATTGCAATGGCAGCGTGGCAAGAAATCGTCAAACTATGCCCGTCATTGCAGATGACCATGAGTAGATATCCAATACGTAAAGGCATTAATGGCGGCCTGATTCGCCAGTGGAATAAGAAACGAATATAACCCCAATCCACAAAAAACAGCCATGTATACTATATGTATACATGGCTGTTTTTATTCGGAGTAAATGCCAATGAGTAGTGCAATCAGACTGCCAGTCAATGCGCCAAGTTATAGTGCTAGTGGTGCAAACTTTTTCATTGATCGCACTGGTGCCATCTACCAAACATGGGTTGGCAGAACCACTGCTGGTGGCGAATGGGGAAGCCACGTATACCGCACCGCGCCAAACAGCACACCACAGCTCATTTGGTTTCAACCTGCCTGCAATGGGTATTTAGAAGTAATGAACCGTGAGTTGTGGTTTGGGTATTGTGATCCGCGTGGCGCGCAATGGCGTTTAAAAATTGATGGATATATTGATCCTGATGACAAACCGTCATCCACCATCATCGATGTAAACGAAGCGCAAGTGCAAGGGTTAAAGAGTGCCACGGCCGTGGCACAACAATCTGCAGACCGTGCTGCAGGCACTGCCAGCGCAGCCAATGCCACAGCCAATGCCACCAGCGTAAGCATGCAGCAATTAAAAGCACGCATTACTACACTCGAACAGCAAATGGCAGCACTGCAAGCGCAAATAAATGCCCTGCTTACACCAAACCAAGTGGCTGATTTGGTGTGGTCCAAAGTATGGGATATAAACTATCAAATTCGTATGGGATTCCTCGCAGGCAAATCACCTATTGAGCAGGTGCAAGATTACCTGAATGATTTGGCCGTGTACATCAAGAAGGTGAAACCATGACCACGCCAGATGCACTGTTTCGGCGTGATTTTAGGCAGTGGAAATCTGCTGACGATTTCCGCACACACGTGTGGTCTTATGATAGCCACATTGCCAGCTGGGCAAAAGCAATTGTCATGCATCACACCTACTCGCCATCAGAAACCCAATGGCGTGGATTATCAACCATGACTGGCATGATGCACTACTATCGTGGCCTAAATTGGACCAGTGGCCCGCACCTATTCATTGCACCAGATGGCATTTGGCAAATGACTGCCATCAATGAGCCAGGCACACACGCGGCCATGTGGAATAATAAATCATGGGGCATTGAGATGGTTGGCTACTTCGATCATCGTGCATGGTCAGAAAAACAACGCACTACCATGTACCATGTGGCAGAAACGTTATTGCGCTGGCGTGGCCTGCAGCCATCAAAGAATACTGTGTTAGGCCACAGGGAGACAGGCAGCCCAAAAACATGCCCTGGCCTAATGGTTGACATGAATGCAGTGCGTGCAGATTTGCGTGCACGTTTTGTACAGGACACCAATCCATGAGCACTGTTGAAACACAGCTGGCAGAAATCAATACCCACTTGACCTACATTGCCAAAAGACTTGATGAAGGTAATGCCAAATTTGCATCACTCGAAGCACGCATTAGCCAATTAGAACAAGAGCAAACCAAATGGAAGGGTGTGCTGATGGCCATCAGTGCACTGTATGGCGTGTTAGTATTTATCTTGAATTACATGAAGTAGGAGTAACACTATGAAACGATGGTATGAATCAAAAACGATATGGGTAAATGCACTGCTGTTGATTGGTAGCGTGTGCCTGGCACTACTCAATGAACCTGCAATGAAGGAATATGCACCTATCATAATTATTATTAATACTACTATTAATGTAATATTACGCATTATGACAACCAAAGAAGTGAGTATGTAAAGGTAGGTATAATTTATGGCATCTGACATGATTAAAAAAGATGGCGTAAATAGAGATGCTGCATGGCGTGATTTGTACTGCAAACACTTGTCAATTGAAGGCAACATAGCAGCAGCAGCAAAGAAGGCTGGCATATCGCGACAAACGGTATATCACCATATGAATGCAGATCAGGATTTTAATACGCAGTGTGATAATGCAGTGGCGTTATTCAATGCCAGCATTGAACGCGAAATAAGGAAGCGTGCATTTGCTGGCAGTGATATGTTGTTGATGGCCATGGCGAATCGACACATGCCAGCAGAGTATAGGCAGCGTCAAGAGATACAGCAAACCATCACACATGATTATGTAGTAGAGATTGGCACGCCACGTGTACCAGCAATCACCAGCAACGCAGATACAATACAAGACGTTACGCCACAGCGAGTGTACGAAACCACAGGAGATGTTTTGGAATAATCCTGCACGGTTTCGGGCCTTCATTGGAGGCCGTGGCAGTGGCAAGACACGAGCTGGTGTAATCGAAGTATTGCGAATGCCTGCAGGTAGCACTGGCATGATCGTGGCACCAACCTACCCAATGCTTCGTGATGGCCCGCGCAAGATGCTATTAGATATTGCACGGCAGGCTGGCATACTCAAAACACACAACATCAGCACAGGCACTATTGTGCTGCATGGCAATAGAACAATACTACTTCGCAGTGCAGACAATCCTGATAGATTGCGTGGTGCCAATCTTGGCTGGATATGGTTTGACGAGGCGGCCATGATGCACATCGATGCGTGGCAGATTGCCATTGCCACATTGCGAGAAATGCCAGGCAAGGCATGGATAACCACCACGCCACGCGGCCGTAATTGGATATACGACTTGTGGCATGGCAGCAGTAATCCTGATTATGCAGTGATTCACAGCAAGACCACAGACAATGTATTTTTGCCTGATTCGTTTATCCACACGTTACGCACAAGTTATACATCTGAACAATTTGAACAGGAAGCCAACGGCCAATTTGTAGACTTGTCTGGTGCACTGTTCAAGCGACAATGGTTTAGTATTGTGGATGCACCGCCACCGAATCTGCAGTGGTATCGGTATTGGGATCTGGCCACCAGTGTGCGTGACAGTGCAGACTATACCGCGAGTGTGCGTGTGGCTATGGCAGATGATGGCATCATGTACATTGCTGATGGCATACGCATCAAGGCTGAATGGCCAGATGTACGCAAGATCATGATCGATGTAATGCGATCAGAAGCAGACGATACCACGCAAGGTGTCGAAGAAGCATTGCACGGTTTGGCAGGCCTGCAAGAATTGCGACGCATGCAAGAGCTGGCACACGTTACGTTGGTTGGCTATCACGTAAGCAAAGACAAGATGCACCGCGCCATGCCATGGGCCGCGCGTGCAGAGCAGAACATGATTCGTGTGGTGCGTGGCGAATGGTGCCAGCAATTCATTGATGAGGCCGTAGCATTTCCCTATGGCACACATGATGACATGGTTGATGCAGTGAGCGGAGCCAATGCCATGCTAGGCGATGGCAGCGTAATGTATGATTTTATGTAGTGATAGTAAAGGCAATGTAATGACGTCCTATAAAGCAATCGAGGCCATACCAGGTTGGTACAATGTTGCCAAGAAGGCTGGCGAATTATACGGCACCATTGATGCATACGAAAAGGTGCCAATGTTGTACCGTGCTATCAATTTGCGATCAGACGCGCTAGGCACTGTACCATTTGTATTAGAACGCAATGGCGTACCAGTGGATTATCCATTTACCACGCCTATGGATATGCTGATACAAGAAACAGAACGTGCACTGCTGCTTACTGGCAATGCGTATTGGCTGCGTTTATATCGTGGCCGTGTATTGTACGGGTTTCAATTCCTGAACCCCAAAAGCGTTACCGTTGAATACAAACCTGAATACCAAACATCTGATAGTACATTGTCTGGCATGCGATTTAGCCAAAACATTAATGGCAAGATATACGGGCCATGGACCATTGACCAAATTGTGTACTGGCGCGAACCATCTATTAGAGATGATGTGTATGCAGGAGTGGCACCAGCAGGTGTAGCACTGCAATCTGCACAGCTGGCGTATTACCTAGAACGATTTACCAGTGCATTTTTTGAACATGGTGCACAGCCAGCCGTAATCATGAGCTTGGATAAATCCATCACGCCACCAGAATATGAACGATTAAAAAGTGATTGGCGATCACGTGTAGAAAATGTATCGAACGCATTCAAAACCTTCTTTTTTCGTGGTGAGGTTAAAACACAAATTCTTACGTTTCCACTAAAAGATATGGAACTTGTACCACTGCAAGAACGGGTTACCACCAACATTACTACCACCTTTGGCGTGCCACGTACCATGTTAGAAGCAAGTGCAGCAAACTATGCCACTGCTGATAGTGATCGCCAATCATTTTGGCGTGAAACCATTGTGCCACGTCTATCATTTTACCAACGGGTATTGAATCAGCAGGTATTTGCACCACTGAAATACACCATGCATTTCACACCAGAAACATTAGACGTGTTTCAGACTGACGAAGCGCAAAGAGCAGGCAGCCTATTGCAATTGGTGCAGGCTGGCGTGCCACTGGCCAGTGCAATGAAAATCCTAGGGTATGACAACATCGATGAGGCAGTAGGCATGCCACCAACAATCACTGGCCCTGATGTAACAGGAGTGAATGTTGATACAGGTACAGAAGTTATTGATGCATCACTGAATGAAATCAAAACAGTGCAGGCCAGCAGGCTGGCAGATTTGGAAGCATACGAACGCAAGGCACTAAAACGCTACAAGACCAAAGGGACTGCAGCAGTAACGTTTGAATCAGATACACTACCACGCTACATGACTGATTACATTTATGCAGAACTAAAAGGCGTAAAAAAAAAGAGTGATATAGGCCACGTATTTCACTTTATAAAGGCACTCACACTAGCTGATCTCACACCAGCTGAACGCAAGGTGTACGACGCTATAGCCAATAAGCTAGCCACGCGAAGTGATAAGAATGCAGAAGCAATTGCACGTGGCGATTACACGGCCATTGACACTGATTTGCGCAACGTGCTTACTGATAATGTGGCACAGCTGGTACTAGATGCAGGTGCACAACGCATTCGCACCATACCTGGCATGGCTGATGTAGTAGGAGATGACGTTATAAAACAAGGTATTGCCAATCAGGCCAATACCTACATCGATCAGTACTGGAATCCATTCCTGCAGGATTTATCAGATACAGAACGCGATTACATCAGCAAAGTTATTACCAACGCACAAACCACAGTAGGCATTACCGTTGGTGATATTCGCAATCAATTAGCCATGTTTGGTGATTTGCGTGCACAACGCATTGCATTCACTGAACCCACACGAGCAGCAGCACAGCAAACGTTTGCCATTCAGAATCAGGCACTGAATGCTGGCATCAATACCACTATGATTTGGATTGCAGAAAATGATAGCACTACCTGTGATGAATGCCTGCCATTAGATAGACTTTTACAGGACCAGTGGCCAGTAGAAGTGACTGCAGGACCACCAGCACACGTGAATTGCAGGTGTGCTATTGGGTTGGTGTTGGTGGAATCACCAATCATAGAACCAGGTGAGTAAATGGCATTTAGCATTGAAGTGCAGAACGCTACACTGCATCTAATCGAAAAGGTCAGGCAGTTACAGCAGGATGTATTGCCAGTGGTGGCAGGCCTTGCAGTAACTGAATTAATCCTGAACGATCCACCACCACCAGCACGTGGCAGTGCACCTGGTTTCGTAAGCGATAAGCAGCGCAAATTTGTTATGGCAGGGTATCGAAAAGGCACAATCCAAATACCCTATGTACGCGGCCGTGGTGCAGGCAAATCACAGAAACTGAATAGGTCATACCTGGTACTACGTGGCACCATTGCAGAGTCGCAAGTAGTAAGCACTGCCAGCTATGCACAGTATGTAATTGGCAACAAACAGGCACCAATACATCAAGGCAGATGGTTGACCACTGATGAAATAGCACGACGCATGGAAGATAGTGGCAAGATTAAATCAGTGGTAGATCAGGCAGTAAAAGATGCATTTTCATAGTGCTACACTAGCAAAGGATTGCACATGGCAGATACGTACAGACCACCAGCAGACGTGGCACGCAATGCACAGATGGCCCTCGATGTACGCGAATCCAAACCTGCAAGTGCACGTGGCATGACGTTGGTAGGCCTAGCACGTGCAAGGCAATTGGCGAATAGGGAACCGGTATCACTTGAAACCATACAGCGCATGGCATCGTATTTTGCACGCCATGCAGTGGATAAACAAGGCAGCACGTGGGCTGATCGTGGCCGTGGTTGGCAGGCATGGAATGGTTGGGGTGGCGATGCTGGCAGGGATTGGGTGCAATCTATTTTGAAGGAGAATGAACAGATGGAAGTAAAAGCAGGCAGTAGGCACAGTGCAGCAGATATGAAACGCATACGCGAAGCACGACGTATGGCAGAAGGCATCAAGGCATACATGGTAGAACTTGGCGATGATATGCAAGATGATGATGATGATACTGAAATCAAATCTATGCATGATATGAGTGATGAATTCAACACTCGACAGCGCATGATTGTGTCTGCACTTGTGGAAGTGACACACGAAGCAGGCAAGTTTGATACATCAGCTGGTGCCAATGGTGCACACTATATACCTGCAGAACAAAATGTATTTATGGCAAAGGGTATTTGTTGCCAGCACTGCTATTTCTATCAGCCTGATTATCAGTGTGCCATTGTTGACGCGATCATTGATCCAATGGCCGTGTGTAAGTTTTGGGTAATTCCACAATCAGAGATTATGGAAGCAATGCCAGAATCAGACGTAATTGCAGTGGTGGAAGTGGTAGAACCAATGGCAGTAGACGCTTCAGAGTATGCAGAACCTATGGAAGGCGATGTAATGGCAGTGCGTGCTGCTGCTGATCGCAACACTACACCAGCACAGCGCGAAGATATGCCAGCAGGTGATTTTGTACTACCTGATACACGAAACTTCCCAATCATCACACCAGATGATGTGCCAGCAGCAGTGTCGAGCTGGGGCCGATACGAAGGCGAATCTACATTTGAGGAATTCAAGGCAAAACTGATTGTGCTGGCCAAACGTAAAGGACCAGATTTTGTTGCAGCACTGCCACAATTGTGGCGTGATGAAATGGCCAAATCAGTGCGAGATTTTGCACGCCAGCTGATTGGAATGAATCAATGAAGTATGCAGTCAAACAAATATCAGATTACGTGGTGCGCGGCCGTGGCGTGGTGTTTGGTGGCAAAGATTTGACGGGTGATCGATTCACTGCCAAAACAGATTTTGGTGATACACGGTCATTCGTTGGCATGCCTGTATATTACGATCACGGCCTAAGTAATTTGCAGTCACAAATTGGTACTGTCAAGATGTGGCAGCCTGATGACGAAGGCATCGATGTTGATATTGAAATCGACAAACGCCACAAATATGCACAGCAGGTGATGGCACTGGTCAAACGTGGTGTGCTAGGATTATCTACAGGTGCACTATCACATTTGGTGGTGCGTGATGGTGGCGAACTCAAACGATGGATTGTAGGAGAAATTAGTTTAACCCCTACACCAGCAGAACCACGAACCATGGCTATTTCTGATACGAAGGCAGTGCCACAGGCTGGCAACAGCGACCCTGCAAGTAACAGTAGCAATA